CTTATTCATATGCCATGGATATGACTGAAAAAGAACTGGTTCAAGCAGTCGAAGGTTGTTATCATAATTTAAATACATTACAATCACGGTCTGGAAATCAGCTACCATTCACTTCAATAAATTATGGTACTTGCACTCTTCCCGAAGGACGTATGGTAATTAAAGCATTGCTTGAAGGTAGCATAAAAGGTAATGGTAAATTTCATAAAACTCCAATCTTTCCTTGTGGTATCTTTCAAGTAATGAGCGGAGTTAATAAAGAGCCAGGAACACCAAATTATGATCTTTATAGATTAGCTCTTGAATCAACAGCAAAAAGATTATATCCAAATTATGCTAATGTTGATTGGAGCGGGAATGCGGGCTATGATCCTAAAGACCCAACTACATATTTCTCAACCATGGGTTTAGTGGCTTAACTTAGCTCATGTAAAACCTTTTGAACCTCGCCTGAGGGTGTCGCAAAATGCGGCTAACGGTTAGGTCCCATTGGGATGAGACCGTGCTAAGATTCATTATAATATTCACATTAAATAAAGGAGAAGAATGAGAGGATATAAATTAACAGATCAACAATCTATTAATATGTTAATGGATGAAATTGATAAAGCATTAACATTACCTAATTTATAACTCCATTTATAAATAAAAATGTGGATATACAAAATAACAAATATTCAAAACAACAAAGTTTATATCGGTCAAACAATCAGACCAATACAAGATAGATTTCATCGTCATATAAATGATGCTCTAAATAATATTTTAGACACTCATTTTGCAAGAGCTATTAGAAAATATGGAAAAGATAATTTTATTATTGAACAAATTGATTAGGCTCAAACACAAGATGAATTAAATAAAAAAGAGCAATATTGGATACAATATTACAATTCAGTTCAAAATGGATATAATGAAACCGATGCTATTTCTAAATGCGGTGGAAATACTTATCAATCAAAAACTGAAAAAGAAATGGAAGTTATTAAAGAAAAAATTCGACAAACAAAATTAGGTGCTAAAAATCCTATGGCAAAGAAAATAAAAAGAATAAATATAATTACTAATGAAATAGATATATTTGATACTATTATTTCTTGTGCTAAGGCTTGTGGAATTAAAAATGGTAAAACTTCTATAACAACAAGATTAAATGGACAAGTAAAAAGTCCTTATAAAAATACTTGGATTTTTGAATATTATAATGAATAAAGTGTATCGACTATCCCTGATGAATGTAAGGGAGTAGGGCTAGAGATAGGCACTAGCGATGTTTTAGGAAACGAAGCATCTGAAAACCGAAGCGGAAGGCTACTTAATTATTAAGTAGAAGATATAGTCAGTGCTGATGGTAACATCAGATAAACACGTGTAGGACCGCCAATGGATTCGATATTAATGCTGAACCAGGTGTCAATCCGCAACGGAAAGATGGACGAGGTAATATTTGTCCTGTAACTATTATTCTTCCTACTTTGGCAATGGAAGCAAAAGAAAAACCAATTTGGAATATAGAATCTGAACCACCCATTAAATCTAAAGAAGAGTATGATAAAATAGTTAAAATTGAATCATTTTTTACTATTCTTGATGAAAAAATTCATGAAGCTAAAGATATGTTAATTGAAAGATTTAACTATATTTGTTCACAAGATCCCTCTTCCGCAAAATTTATGTGGGAAAATCATACCATGAGTGGGTATAAGCCAGAAGAAGGTATTAGATCTGCTCTAAAACATGGAACTCTTGCGTTAGGACAACTTGGCATGGCAGAAACACTTCAAATTTTAATTGGAAAAGATCATACAACAGAAGAAGGTATGAAACTTGCCAAGCGTATTGAACAATTATTTAAAGATAGATGTGCAGAATTTAAACAACAATATAAACTTAATTTTGGTGTTTATTATACTCCAGCAGAGAACCTGTGTTATACAGCAATGAAAAAATTTCAACAGAAATATGGAATTATTCCAAATGTAAGTGATAAAGAGTTTTTTACCAATAGTATTCATGTACCAGTATGGGTAGAAATTGATCCATTTACAAAAATTGATATTGAAAGTCAATTAACTGGTTATAGTTCTGCAGGTTGCATTACATATGTAGAATTAGATAGCGGTATTTTACATAACATAGATGCTCTTGAGCAAATTGTAAATTACGCTATGGATAAAGATATTCCATATTTTGCTCTAAACATTCCAAATGATTTATGTTTAGATTGTGGATATACAGGAGAAATAAATGATAAATGTCCAATGTGCGGCGGCGAATCTATACAACGTCTTAGACGCGTTACTGGATATTTAACAGGTGATTATAAAACAGCTTTTAATTTAGGTAAACAGCAAGAAACAGAAATGAGATTTAAACATTCCACTTTATTGAGAGGATATAAATAATGATAGAAAATATTAAAAAATCTATTTTAGCTGGCATTCTTATTGGATTGGGAGTTTTAATTAACTCTCAATCTGAGTATCCAGCACTTGGGGCATTATTATTTAGCTTTGGATTATTAACTATTATCCAAATGCAATTATATTTATATACTGGTAAAATTGGTTATTTTTCAGAATTACATGAAATACAGTTTTTATTTACTGTATTAATTTTTAATTGTGTTGGAATTGCGGCGACCATTGGTTTATATGCACTTGGTAACCAGAACTTTGTTGGTATTATATCAGCCGCTGCCGCAACAAAATTTTCAAAAAATATATTAACATTATTTATTAATGGAATTTTTTGTGGAACATTAATTCATTTTGCTGTAAAGAATAAAATAAATATATTAACCATTTTTGCGGTTATGATTTTTATTCTTATTGGAGCAGAACATTGTATAGCAGATTTTCCTTATCTTTTATTTAATTTCTCTCCAATTAATTTATTAAAATTTATAAGTATTGTTATTGGAAATTCAATAGGAGCAATACTAATTGAAAGGTTAGTAAAATAAAAATGGATAGATATGCAGGTTTAATAACTAATGACTTCGCAAATGGAATTGGCACTTGTGTCTCTTTTTGGACGCAAGGATGTCCGCACCATTGTCCAGGTTGTCAAAACCCAGAAACATGGGATTTTGATGGCGGAAAAGAAGTCCCCACAGATTTACGAGGACAAATTATTAAAGCAATCTGTGCAAATAATATTACAAGAAACTTTTCAGTTTTGGGCGGGGAGCCGCTATGCGAAGAAAATTTAGATGAAGTTGAAAAAATTATTACTGGAGTAAGAATAGCTTATCCTAATATAAAAATTTTTGTATGGACAGGTTATACTTTAGAAGAATTATTAAAAAAACATGATAAAAGAATTAATGATATATTATCTCAAATAGATGTTTTAATAGATGGTCCCTTTATTCAAGAAGAAAGAGACATTACTCTTGAATTAAGGGGCAGTAAAAATCAACATATTTTATATCATGGAGTTGATTTTTAATAAAAAATTTTTTATAATATAATAAAGGAGTTTTCTGATGGAAAAAAATAGTACACATAATATTTCATTAGGAACATTATATGATCTTAATAAACAAGCAATGTTAAGTCAGAAAAAAATGACAAAAGTTGAACTTGAAAAAGTAAAACCAGAATTAGAAGAATGGTTTAATTGGCAAATTGATGGATATGCAATGCTACTTTGTAGAGAGAGATATGATTTTACAATTTTTCATTTATATGAAAAACAAAATGCCAATCCTCCCCAAATTGCAGTAACAGAACTTATTAATTTACTTAAAAATAGAGGAAAAATTCTTTCTATTGAGAAAGACTCTAATGTTATGAATAATGCTTGGGAAATTTGGTTAAAAATAGATAATGAAGCATTTGCTTATTATTTATTTAATTGCGATGATTGGACTATTCAATGCTAAAAAGGAGAATAAAAATATGAAAAAAATTATAGGTATTATTCATCCTTTTGATATTTATCAAACTTTTTATGTTTATGAAGATGGGAATAAACTTGAAATAATTCAAACTAAAATGGGAGATATACCAGATACAGTTCTTGAATTGGCTGCAACTTATGATGTAAATCAAGTAGATCTATCTGGAGCAAAACATTTTACAAAAGGAATTATTCAAAAAATTCAAGAAAAAGAATTGTCAAAATATAGTCAAAATAAGTTAATTATTAAATGTATTTAATATAGGAGAAAATATATGTCAAAATATTTAGTTAGTACAGTAGAAACTTATAGAGTTGATACAGAGGCAGAAGCAACAAAAGCTATTGAAGAAGCAAAGAATGATAATTCTTATGTTCTTGGGAAGTATACAAGTGAACATAAAGAAAGAAAATCAAAAGGTGAAGTAGTTGATGAATATTGGAAACTTTCTTTAACGAAATTATTTAATGATATTAAAGAAGCAGATACTATTGTAAATATAAATTATGAGGTAGAATAAAATGTCATCAATAATGAGTACAGTAAAAGTAAAAAAACTTAATGACTTCGCTAAACTTCCTACAAGAGGAAGCCAAGAGGCGGCAGGATATGATTTATACGCGGCAACCGCAGATTTAATTGATATTGCACCTCATTCTACTATAAAAATAGGAACTGGTTTATCTTTTGAATTGCCAAAAAATACATTTGCTGCGATTTTTGCCAGATCTGGGTTAGCTACAAAGAATGGTCTTCGTCCTGCGAATTGTGTCGGTGAATAAGATTATTATGGGGATTTTTTTGGACAAAATTATATAATTATTCTTTTATATTTTTTATATATAATAGAAAAAATAAAGGAGAATAATATAATGGCTAGAAAACAAATTTAGTGGGGATCTGATTAGGAATTTATTAAAAAATATGAAGAATTAAAAAGTTCTCGAAAAATGGGAGAATATTATCATTGTGATAAGGGATCAGTTTTAAATCATGCTAAAAAAATTGGATATGATGTTAATAGCAATAAAAAATATAAATTATCTAAGCAAGATAAATAGTATATTTTAAATTCCTATACTACTATGACATCAACAGAATTAGCTACAAAATTTAATGTATCTAGGGGTATGATTACAAAAATCTGGTATGATAATAATTTAATTGGAAAATAGACAAAGCAACAAAAAACAACTATGATTGACTTAACAGATCAAATTTTTGGAAAATGGACAGTTTTATATAAAGCTAATAAAACTGCAAAAAATGGGGGTATTTATTGGCATTGTCAATGTGAATGTGGAAAATAGAAAGATGTTTTAGGTCAATCATTAAGAGTAGGACGTAGTTTATCATGTGGGAATCATCCAAATATATCTAGAGGGAATGTAAAAATTGCAGACATTTTAGATGAATATGAAATTCCATATGAAATAGAAAAAAAATTTTCATCTTGTAAGGATAAAACTTATTTACCATTTGACTTTTTTATTAATAACAAATATTTAATTGAATATGATGGTAAACAGCATTTTGATACTAAATCAATTTTTAACTATGAATATACTCATAAACATGATCTAATAAAATCTCAATGGTGTAAAAACAATCATATTCCATTAATTAGGATTCCTTACACTCATTTTGATAATATTACTATTGAAGATTTAAAATTAGAAACAAGTAAATTTGTTGAAAAATAATAACAAATGCCGACAATAAATCGCGGAATTAAGCGGGAAAGCTAAGTTAGTAATAATATGCTAATCCGAACCGAAGGCTATAGAAACTATAGTCAGGGGCAACGCATAGTAGGTGAAAAGATATAATCCTACCACGAGGCCGCGACACTTATAAAAGTGAAAAGATATGCTGAACTTATAGGAAACTATAAGAACTAAAAGACAAAAAGCTTTTAGGATAACAATTGGTTTGTGATTCAGATTATCGAGGTGAATATATTGTAGCTTTACACAATGATACAGATGAAGTTCAGACTATTTTTCCTGGAGAAAGAATTGCTCAAATGATTCTTCTTCCATATATAGAAATGAATTTTATTGAAACAGAAAATTTAACTGATACAAAACGCGGTGATGGTGGTTTTGGTTCAAGTGGGAAATAAAAAATGGCGAGTAATAATTTAATATTACTCGCCATTTTTTTATTTATATATTTTATTATTAATCCCAATTAATTTCATTATCAAATTTTTCCCAATATGCGTCAAAAATACATATGGCATCTGCCTAATCATCATTAACTTGAAGATTATATTTATTCTAAACGTATTGAATATCTTGCGGTTTCAGTGCTTCACGTTTTATACCACGTCCTTGTTTAATTTTTAATGCAGCCCGCCATGTGCTTGCACCAATAAACTAATACTCAATTTTAGAATTAATTTCATATGCAGCAACAACAATTATAGCTTGTAACCACATTAAAACTTTATTAGTATGCGAATTATATTCTGGACGAACCTATTCCATTATAATTTTGTCTATTTTATTATTTTTAATTATTTTGGATAACTAATCTCGCATTTTTATTATTCTTTTAACTACATCTCTTGAACTCGCAGTTATGTATCCGTGCGATTCAAGGGATCCATCCTAGCCAACGCACCAACCAGAGCTCTTTGTAGATAAGTCTAAAGATAAAATTCTCATATACTCATCTCCTTTACTCTGCTTATATTATAACAAAAATTTTTTAAGTTGTCAAGAAAATTTTCTTTATTAACTTTTTAATAAAAAAAAATGGCGGATATTTTTACTATCCGCCATTTTTTATTCCCCAACAGGTAAATTAGTTTTAATATTTCTACCACCATTTGCATATGTAGCAAAATCAACAACTGCTTTAAATTTATTAGGATCAAAATTCTCCACAATCTTTGCGGCAGTTTCAGCATTAGCAGGTAAATTATCAATTAATTCATTGATTACCGCGCCAATACTTGTTCTATTTGCAGAACTTGCATCTTTAATAGCATTAAGTTGCGTAAACAGTTCATTATATTCATCTTCATTTATAGCCTAGAAAAATAATTCATAAAAACCATTACTTTTTAAAGTATCATATAATTTAAACTCATCTTCTCTTTGTTTTTCAGTAAAAGAAATATTTGTATACATGTAAACTAAATTTAATTCAAAATACAAATTTAATTTAAATTCATTATAAATATTATTTTCTAAAGCTTTTTGTAAAGTTACCATTAATAAATCATACTTATCTTGTGCAGGCAAATACTGAAGTACCTAAACCTTCTGCCCGCCAAAATCAAAGGTTTTTACTTTATTATTTACCTTTAATTTCATATTAGCATAAGATACTTTCATAACTACTCTCCTTTTGTCTCTTTTTTATATTATACATTATTTTTTCTTATTTGTCAAGAAAATCGTATATTATATGTTACAGCAATTTTTACTTGATGTAATTGATTTAAAATATTATAAATTCTATCTTGAACTCTTTTTTCCTTATGATTTTTTAAATAAATATTCGCAACCTTATTTAATCCACCTATCTAATTTATATTATTCTCTAATATATCTTGAACATTCTTAACATAAATGTCACCAGTTGCTCTATTTATAAAAATAAAAACATTTGCACTTTTAACATTTTGCTTTAAAGGATTACCCAAAGAAAAAGCTTCAAATGCAACTTCTTTTTTAACAATTTCATCTATTCTTGCCTTTCCAGGTCTAGCTCCAGTTTCTTGGCCAGTACGAGACACATGTAAATTTAACCAATGATTTCCAAAATCAACATATGAATCATAATTATTTAAAAATGTTAATGTAGAAAATAGATCTACATCCTGTAAATCGGCTCTTGTTCTTCCACCAGCTTCAATTACATAACTTTTTATAGAAGCAAAAATATCTTCGTCC